CCGCCAAGGAGGTAGAATTCCTGATTGCCGTCGTTAAAGGCCACAGAAGCCGTCGTAGCGGCCTGGAGAGTATAAAGAGTGGGAGTGCCGCTAACAGTGAACGTAGCGCCACTCTGGGTGATCACAGGGCGAGCAGTGCCGATGATGGAGCCGACACGCACAATCACGTCCTGGCTCTTCACCAATTCAGTGGGATGATAGAGAGTCATTTTGTCCTCAATGGAAGAGAGAAGTGGTTTTAGCGTCAGACGTTCTGTACGCTTCCTTTACCAACCAGTCTAAAAATGCCTCTGATTGGCGTGCCGAGAAACTGCCAGTAATGTTCAGCAATTTGCTCGTTTGGCAACAACTCAAACCTTCCTTCCCTTCCATTGATTGTTGCTTGAGCACTAGAACCAGGCGTGATTCCAGAAACAAAAGCTAACGGATTTGTTAATCTACCTTCCATGTAAACCGCCGTGTTATCAGCGCCAAGAAGATAGTCATATTGCGGATTGCGTTTTTGCTGAAGAGTGGCGTAGTAAGTTGTGCCACTTGAAACAGGAATGTAATTTCCAGTGTCAGCATCGACGGTATAACCAGAAGCCACTTGCCATACCAAAGTGGCATTTGCTAGTGGCTGCAGGCTATTCGTCATACAACAAATCCAACAGAAGAAGATGGAATGGTGTTAAGCAGTCGCTTAAATTCTTGACCATACTGCGTAGCGTCTAAGCCTTCGCCATACACCTTGCCTTCAGTAGCACCAATTTGAATGCCCATTTGTGCAAGTTGAATAGCGACGATATGAGCAGCGAGATGTTTCACTGCCCTGTCGGCTTGATTCCCAAATAAAGAACCAACATCCGCAGTAGCCTCCTCGATTGCTCCATTCACGATCCCCGATGGATGGGGAGTGAATTCAGGAAACCGTTCAAGAAAGGAAGAATAAGTGACTGCCATAATTAAGCGTTTCCGGTACGAATTGCTTCTTTGCGGCGATTAATCGCATTGCGAACACGCACGCGGCCTTCAATTTTCCTCCATTCGTCCAGTTTCTCTTCGTCGTGAATGAGATCAATGCAACGAAGAGCTTCGGTCATCGGGAAGCCCGCAAGAGTTTTCACGCTGTCGGGGATTTGTTCTTCCTTAATTTCCGCTTTCAACTCTTCAATAGCACCGATGGACATAAGGCGCCTCACTGTACCATTCTTCCTAGCGACTTCCCATTTTGCATCGGGAACATCATGGTTCATGCCAGGAGCAAGTTGGATAATTCCACTATCAGTGATGACACCAAAACCACCTTCGCGAGGAGGATTTTCAAGTTCGGGGCGATAAGCGATTAGCATTGTGTGTTCAAATTAGAACTGCCACTATCTTAACGCCCCAAATCTTGAACGCCCTATCAGGTGGCCTGGACGTAAATCACGCTCTTGGGATAGTAGATGGAAACACCACCAACACGAGCATGAGCAGGAACGATGAATTCCAGACCGCGTTGTTGCGGAGGAAACAGTTCCAGAGGCTGAGGAATGTGCAGTTGCAGTTTCTCAGGATCGCGCTTATACACCACCATGCGGTTGGTGATAAGACCGCTGTTATCCTTATCGAGTTGATTGATGGGCTCGATGTTGCGGATGAACGGATTGGTACGCAGGAAGTATTCCAGAACAGTGACGTCCGAAGAATCAGAATTGCGCTGAGTAGCAATCACGTTATAGTCCTCATAAGCCATGAGGATGGTGTCGGGCTGTTCCACCATGCGGGAACCGTTCACAATGGCGCTAACGCCATAGTTCAGCAGATCCAGCATTTCCTGAGAAGTGGTGCCGCTATCAGTAAACCACTTATCGGCGGTGTAGACGTCCACGGTGGAGTTGTTGAAGAAACCAGTCAGGCTCACCGAAGTGTCACCGAACATGGCGATGCTTTCAACTTTTTCCTCATAAGCGCGACGCACGGCAGCAGCACGACGTTGCTCAAGAGCCACATCAGCCATTTGAGCAGCACGCAGTTCCTGCACGGTGTAGCCGAAAGAACCAGCAATGGAACGAATGTTGATGGTCTTCTCGACTTGCGTCACATCAGAACGAGGCAGATCATCAGCAGCATCAGAGATGATCTTGAACTCGCCAGTGGCGTCCATCACCCGATAGGTGTAGGTTTGTGCGCCAGGACCAGCCTCAGAAGTGACGGGCAGAATGGTGGGATATTTAATATCCGCATACTTCGTCTCAAAGATTTGAGGACGAATGTACTCAAGCTGACGGCTCAGAAACAGTCCAGCTTCAGCATCAAAGCGATCAAAAGTCATTGGGGCCTCCTATCAAGAATCAGCGGAAAGAGTGAAGCTGGGGCCATTCAGCTCCAGGATCGCCACGCCAGAAGTGGTGGTGCTGGTCAGGAAGCGAGCGTTGGAGAGGCGGAGAGTCTTACCAGAGGCAAAAGCATGAGAGAACTGACCAGCCTTGCCAGTGCCGCTAGCCGAATAAAGCACGCGCACAGGAGAAGCGGGGGTAACGGCACCAGTCACATAAACAGCAACAGCGCCTTCGTTTGCCACATTCATCACCATGCCGCTAGCAACAGCAGGACGGGAATCAGAATCAGTGGCTTGCTCATCAACGTAGGTGAGCACGTTCACGCCAAGAGCAGTGTCGCCAGTAGCAGCGATGGTCTTAGCGGAATTCGCAACAGTGCCACCGGAGTTGTAAACAACAACATTACCGAAAGCAACGGCACCAGCCTCAGCGATTTGCGTGGAGATGGTGTTATCGCGAATATCGCTCAGTTGGCCTTCAAGGAGGGCCTGATGAGTGAGAGCGTAAACGGTCTGGACGCCACCAGCGGTAGCAGTGCCAGAAGCAGAGAAAGTAACGGCCATAATCAGCGAGCCTCCTTAGAAGTGGCGAGAGGAGCCTTCCAGGCATTGGTCACGTTTTCCCAGTAGGAATCGTGATTCACAGCAGGAGAGGCAATGGAAGAAACAGCTTTACGAAGCTCTTCCGTTTCGGGGGAATCGTTGCGCTTGGCAACTTCAGAAAGCGTGTCAAACATGGCAGTGACATAATCATCAGATTTCTCCGACAGATCCACGTCACCACGCACAGCCTTAACAGCGCTTTCCATGATTTCACGAGCAGACTTGCCAGAGAAATCAAATTCGCTATCAAGATTCACACGAGCTTTATCGATCAGGGCCACACGCTCTTCCACCAGGGAATCAAGGTTGACTTCCTTAGCAGCTTCGAGTTCAGATTTAAGGCTTTCAACTTCCTCAGCCAGCGCATCAGCGCGACCTTCAGCGGAATCAGCCTTGCCCTTCATTTCCTTTTCCATAGCCATCATATCTTCCTTCATTTTGGAAGCTTTGGCCATCATTTCGTCGTATTGTTTTTTCATGTCCTCGTAGGACATTTTGGCGTCTTCGCGTTCTTTAGTGATCGCCAGAGCAACGCTCTCGCTCACCTCAAACTCGGCGCCATCGAACACAACCTTAGCGGTCATTAGTCGATCTCCGGTATTTTGGATTAAAGAGGGATCAGCGGCATCTAGTCGATCCAGATGAAGCTTCACCTGAGGGCCTGCACGGCCTCTCCGAACAACGGCGACGTGATTACCGTTGATGGATTTTTGAATTCCATCGTAATGTTCGCCGTTTTCAGTAACGCCAGGCGTAGGATCATATTCAACCCTATAGCCTGCACTCACTTCTTTTGCATCACCTCGCATAATGCGATCAATTGCTTCTTGATCCGTGATTGTCATGACTGCACGGACGAAGCCGTTGTCGTAAACAATATCAGTGCCCGTGAAACCAATTTGGTATTTTTTGGTGTTCTCGGAATCAAGCAGAATCGGAGGATGCTCGAAAGTGATGGCCTTGCCTCCAAAGGAAGTCAGGCTCTCAGGGGACGCCACTTCAGTTTCGGGACGATATTCGCGCCGCACTGAACCGTCAGCATCAGTGTAATGCTGAACACCAGTACGAGCAATAGTAGCCCACGCACGAAGATAACCTTCAGGCGTGGTTTCGTATTTCTCAATTGGCGCTACATCGTAGCGAAAACATGTGTCGCCCATGAGTTAAGAATAGACGATGGAAAGTGGTACAATATAAGAAGTTATGCAATAGCGCATAAATGAAGCTTTTGGCTAGCAAAACAGACGTGTTAAAGCTTTCCTATGGAGAGGCCAAGTCAGTTATTGCCTCTCGCATTAAACTAGCGCGTCTTAATGCTGGACTGTCACAAAAAGAAGTGGCAGACAGTTTACATTGCAGTCAAAGTACAATTTCGCGACTAGAAAAAGCCGAGATTCAACCAGACTTTCTTCAGATTCGCGTCATGAGCGGATTGTTTGGCGTAAGCATTTTATGGCTTGGCGGCTATCCAAGCTTTGTTGTCAACACGGCTCAATCTTCGTCGTCTTCACCCTGAAGCTCACTTAATTGCTCTTCAAGGTCTTCCATCACATAAGCCTTAGCAATTGCTTCAGCCTCAAAAACCAGCATCTTAATTGGCGTAAAATGCTCGTCGGGCTTGTCATAAAAGCTTTCAACGAAGATATGAGTTTCATCAAGCCTTCCGTTCTTAAAACGCTGTTCTTCTACAAGCTTCCAGTTAGGCGTAGCGCGATGTTCATGAGCTGAAAGAATCGCAAGAGCTTGCATAATGCCAATACCTTGTTCTTCTTCCATTGACTTAATGTTTTCGCTCATGACTCTTTCTTGCGGCTTTCAACCATTTTAATAATTCGATTTGCCCATGAACGTCCCGCATCTCCGCCCCAAAGTTGCCATGCAATATAACCCGCATCATCTTCTCCTCCGCTTTTGTTTTTCTCGTGACGAGAAAAGAATGCTGCCATGCGCTTGATAGTGGCATAGCTGACTTTACCACCACCAGCAAGATCAGAGGCACGCGCCACGCCACTGCCAATGCCCTGCTTGCCTGCCTCTTGCGTGGACAAGCCTCCTTTCTTGTGCTTTTTACGAAGCTCTAAACCACGACGCGCTGCAGCTCTGACGGACGATGGAGGGGCGAATGATTCGGCATCGCCCCTTAGCTCTTTCCCAGCATGCCCTCGCAGTAGCCGTCCCAGTATTCGTCACTCTTGCCTTCTTTGCTAAGACCAGCCTCACTAAGCGCAATTGCAATCGCTTGCTTGCGATTCTTCACCACTTCGCCACTGCTGCTTTTCAAAGTGCCAGCTTCAAATTCACGCATTACAGTCCTAACCTTTTCACGCTTTTGCTTTGCAGTCATGGCTTTGTAAGTTTTCTAACACTATAACACTTTAGAATCAAGCAAAGCAATTTTCATGATTGCGTTAAATTCAGATAACATGAAAACTTACTACGACATAATGCTTTCTCTGTATGGAGGAGATATTTGGAAAAACTTTGAACTCAATCTTGATCTATTAGATTTGCAAGGTTGGAACGGCACCCATTCAAGCCTTCATCTTCTTGAAAAATCGTTTGATTTTCAAATCATTGTTGATGTTGGAGTGTGGAAAGGGCAAAGCACCATCCACTTAGCAAGTAACTTAAGAGACAAGAAAATCAATGGAGTGGTGTTGGCCGTGGATACTTTCTTGGGGTGCCCAGGGCATTGGAATCCGAAAAGAGATCCTAATGGTCCGCCATTGTACAACAGGAAGCCTGGGGGAATGCCAGATATTTATGAACGTTTTTTAAACAATGTCTACAAGAGGAAGCTTCATAACTACATTATTCCAATGCCTCAGACTTCAGTGGCTGCAGCTCAAATTTTGCGAGCGAATAAAATTTCACCTACTTTGGTTCATGTTGATGCTGCTCATGAATACGAAGAAGTGTATAGAGACACTACGGAGTATTTTGACTTACTTCAGCCTGGTGGTATTTTAATTGGAGACGATTACGATCCGGCATGGCCAGGTGTTATAAAGGCAGCAGATGAAATCAGTGCCGCCAAGTCAGTGCCTCTCAAAGTTGATGGCCCTAAGTTTATTATGCGAAAGCCTTTTTAATCGAGGACGAATTTGTGTTCGTTATACAATTGTTGCGCCTGTCCATTGTTGATAAAACCAGGCCGCACAAATAAAGCCATACGTCCGCTAGTGCGTGCAGGAACAATAAGTTTTTCTACAACGTGATAATGAGGACGGTCGCAGTAATCGTCAAACAATATTTGCGTACCAGGTTTTGCCCTCATCAATGTTGCGAGAAAACAAGCCACACGGAACCTTCCATCGATCAACACCACATTTGGACTTGGCTCCTCAAGGGACCATGGAAAGTAATGGTAAACATGAAACCTATCTTTGAAATCTAAATTCAATGGGCGTCCCCAATCGCCAACTGGACCGCAATCGACATGACAAATCAATGCGTTGTGACGATCATTGATTGCACTGCGTGTGCGATCTGCCCATTCCTTGCTGGTGTCAACTGCAATAATGCGTGCATCAGTGTGTTTGGCGATGTATTTAGTTGATTCTCCGCAACCATATTCGCCATAAACAACAGCAAAATTTGCAACCTCCGCAAAAAGCTTGTCTCCTCCAGCGTCAAACATTTGCTTCCTCCCACATCGCTAGCCAATCAATAAAAGGCGGTGGCGTATTGTGATTGTCTAAATGAAATGCAAATGACGGGATTGGACTAATGCAAAGAACGTCTTCTTGACTGTAAAGCTTGCTAAAAATTGCATCAAATCCTTGGCCTTGATTATGGCCTTCCATTAGTGGCACCATTTCTTTTGATGCTTGCTCTAAAGCATAGCGATTCATCAACACTGTCATTGTTGTGTTGTAAATTTGACGATAGTAAGTTTCATCTGATCGCATAATATGGCCTTTCTTCCTAACGTCTGATTCTCGCAAGTAGCGGTCAGAGTAGTCCGATGGATGAAGAACAATTCCCGGATAGTCCCTGAAGCCGAAACCATACTCAAGTTGACCCTTTGCGTCTGACAGCAAACGATCAAATGCTCCGTCCCAGAAGAGATAATCGTCCTCAATAAAGAAAGTCCAATTGCTTGGTTTTTGGTTTGCGATGGAAAAAGAATCGAGGATACTTTCCTTCAGTCCGCTGTAATTGCGTTCAATCAATTGATCACAATTCTTGACGACATTAAGCAAGCGATCTGAACTCTTGTCAGCCACGACAACAATTTCACATTCATCACGACGATCCCCAATGCTTTTCAGCATGCTATTGAAGCAACGAATTGCCACTTCAGTTTTGTCATTTGAGAAATAGCGATGCTTGGCGTGAATGCCAAAAATTTTATCAGTTGTGCGGAAGATAATCCTCATGCCTGTGCTCCATTGTGTTCAATAAATGCCTTCTGGACTTGCTCGGCGTATTCAGGCGTTGGAGCCCTGAATGTAGTGGAAGTGCCGTGGATCACCATTGGATTGACGTCAGCCCTCACCACAATATCGCCAATTTCAAGCATTGCCTTGCAGAAAGACCAATGCTCGCAACCACTGCCTCCGTCCCATTCAGCCTTCTGTTGCAACACGTCGTCATAACGCAAAACTGCAATGCCTCCAAATGCAGAACGTGCCGTGATGCGTTGCTCCTTCTTCCATTGCTCTTGATCTTCCTTCAGTATTGAAGGGCAATGGGCAAATGTGATGCCAGGAGAACCGTTGCTTGAAATGAATGCCCAAGAGTCGTAATAAGACACTTCGCTGTCGCCAAAGACGGACGGAACATCTTGCATTGTTGCTGCACACACCATCGCCACGTCATTGTTTTCAAGCTCTGGCAAAAGTTGCAGAATGTGTTCGCAATTGAAATCAATGTCAGGGTCAATCACCAGTAGCACATCAGGATCGAACATCTTCAATTGAGACAAGGCAATATTGCGTCCCATTGCCATGAGTTCAGTACGCTCCTGCTGCCTTCCCTTGAAACGACGCAGCCCAAGGGTTTCGGACACTAAACTTCCGCGACGATGACGCTGCCGAAGAAATTTAGAGACGATGGAAGGGGAATTGTCTTTGGAATCATTCTCGTAAAACGAATAAACAACTTCATCGTCCATTGCATCTTCAAGCTTCTCCATTTCAGCGAAGAAGCGAGGGAGCGTCTCCTCCTCGTCGCGAATTAAGGCCAACACACCAATCATTTGCCAGCCTCCACGCCAAAGCCACGACCAGAAGAAATGATGAGCTTCTTCTTACCGACCAAGCGATTGACAATCTTCATCATCTTGTGACCGATGTTGTCCCAGTCAAACTCTGGGGCCGTCACCCGGTTATAGCACCATTCTGCGTCGTAGTCCATCAATTCGCGGTCTTCGTAATAACGCTCTAAGAGCGAAGCGGCATCGTCAACAGAAGGCACGCCACGGTCCAAACCGTAATTCCTATCCACTTCCCAGCTTTCAATGTCAATGCGCCTCACTCCATCGAAAATCTCCTTGAGACTGGTGTGGTCAGGCACAACTTGAGCACGCATGGCTGCAGCATGCTCGAAATTCACCAAGCCCCAGCCCTCTCCGATGCAAGTATTGATGCCAACATCAGAGGCAGCATAAACCTGATTGAGTTGTTCAATGGTGAGGCAATTATTAACGTCAAAATTGGGACTCGTGAGAATCAATTTGCCAGTTGCGTCGTAGCCTTCATCGCGAGCAACGCGCTTAAACAAAGGAATCAAATCCCATCCCATATCTTTCTGCCCCATGTTCATCCACAAGCGAGCATCAGGCTTGTCTTTCGCGAAACGAATGAAAGCCTTGATCGTAAGATCGATGCGCTTGCGAGGCTGATTGCGATTGCCATTGAAAACGATAAACACGTCCTCAGGGACACCAAGCTTCTTACGACATTCAAGCTTGTCCAATGGGAAGAATTGACTGGTGTCTACGCCATGAGGAATGATGTCAACCTCGCCTTGATAGCCAGCTTTCCTGACTTCCTCTGCTCCAAATTCCGTGTAAACGCCAAAACCATCCCAGTCGTTGGTCGGAGGCATCGTCTCAGGGAAGATGCCGTAGGAATCAATGGGGCAATATGAATAAAACTTGAATCCGACTTCATCGCGGAGATCTTTGATCTGATTCCAAAGGCCAATGTTGATCCACAGATCATTGGTGCTCCAAATCAGATCAGGCTTGATTTGCCTGACGATAGAAGCAATGCGATGACCGCCAAAGGGATCATTGCCGTGAATGCCAGCGGGATAAACTTTGTATTTACGAGCCTCTTCGTTGTAATCGCCCCAATAATTCACTGCCAGCACATGCACGTCATGCTTTTCAGCAAGTCTTGGCAGGAGCTGACTTGCGACGCGACCAAAGCCTGTTTCTACAAACGCATCACCGCAATACAAAATACGTGCCACTAGAAGAAAGAATGCTTGCCTTATGTTAGTGGCGTTTTTTATGCAGGCACAGAAGGAGCTTGCTGCCTCATGTATTCCACGGAACAACGGCATCTTGCTCGGCATTCGCAGCGTTGACCAGGCAATGGAAGAGAACCAATTGCGACAAGACCAGCGCGTGCATAACGAACGCAATCATCGCAATGCTGAGCCTGTGGATCCAAAATGCGCCGCATCAACGAATATCCTTGCTCCTGTTGCCGCAGTTCAGTGCCTTGCCAATAAGAACCACGGGAGCTTTCGGCATAAAGGCCAATGCGAGCCAAAGCCATGGGAAGCGAAACTCGCTGCTCCAATAAGTCAGACGCAAAACCTTGGAGATAGGCATATTCTTGTCTCAAGCGCTGACCAACTTTACCATAGTCGCTTGCAGTCATGTTATCTCTGCCGCCTTTGCCGATGATGGCATTTTGAATATGGGCAGCTTTAATGGCTTCTCTGACGCCTGCTTGCCATTGATCAAGCGTAAGATTGCCGTCGCTTAGCATTTGTGTGTAACGACGTAGTTTCGTTGCAAGCTTTTCGATCCGCTTATCAACAATCGCTTGAACCGCTTTGCGGCTAAGGAACCGTCCTCGCTTGTCGCGATACCTACCAGTACCACGATCAAAAGACCATTCCGCATCAAGCCTTTCAGCCAGGATCGTATCGGATAACGACGACAGGTCATTCAGCATCATCAGCCTCAAGCATGTCCTTGAAACGGTCAGGAGCTTCCTCTTTCCATTGACTCAAGGCTTCTTCAATGTCGGCTTCTGAGATGAAGGAAGCTTCGTCAATATCGCCAAGGATCATTCCCTCGGGTTTCACGGGATCAATGGCGTCTTCAACTTTACTGCTAACCATTTTTGCTTTGCCTTTACGTTCAGCATCAGGATCCTTACGCCGCTTACGGGCCACGATGGTTGCCCTTTCTTTCTTGCTCATGTTTTTGGCTTTTGCTTCTGGTAAGCACTTAGGCTTGCCTTCTTTTTCGCTGCGTCCACCGCAAGGACCAAGGATTTCGCCATTGGCGCCAATCCTCACCCACTTCTCCTTGAACCATTTTTCAAGATCATCGGCATGAATTTCGCCTTCGTCGTTCTTGAAAGCGCCAGACAACGAACCATGCTTTTTCCTGTACATGCTCTTGTATTGCTGCACTACATAACCACTGGCGTAAGCAGAAGGCCAAACATTGAATTTGCTTTTCGCTGAAGCAACGGCACGATTGTGAAGCTCTTTATCAGTAAAGACAACGTCGCCTCGCTTGGCTTCAAGATCGCGTTCTAAGAACAATCCCGCTTGAGCATCAGCAACTTCCCTGGTGCCGTCCATTGGCAATGTGCCATTTTCTTCATTGAGAGGATCCCTGCCGCCAGGAGGCACGGCAAGCTTCCCACCCCCGTTTTGAGTGGCACCACCCCCTTCTTGAGTGGCGCCACCCCCTTCTTGAGTGGAACCACCCCCTTCTTGAGTAGGCAGTTCGCGGGGGAGCGATGGATCAAGAGTGAGTTCCATGCTCCATTCAGAGCCGCCGTAACGGGCTTCTGCCACCTCCTTCGGATGCAATACTCCTAACTGGATGTAGCGCCCGTCTACAGCCGCCACGCGAGCCCTCACGTCGGCTTTCTCGCGCTCATTCAACTCGAACAAATCATTGAAATGGACGCGCCATGAATTCGGCACTCGTCCTTTCGTCGGGCCGTCAGAACTCAACATGATGTATTCCATCAGTTTCTTGAGAGGACGATGGAAAGAGGCTTGTTGGTAGTCTGCTAAGGTCTTTGCGAAATCTCGCTCTTCGCTGCGCCCCGTGGAGCCAAGTCCGCTAGGGCTTTCGCCAAACAATACTGTATGAGGAATCTTGGAAGCGCCAATAATGTCAATGCGAAGTTTCTCTAAGATTTCTCCAATGCCGCCAAAATTACGACCAAGAAATTCAAGCTCTTCCTTATCAGCGTCAATTGCATAGCCGCGATAAACGCTCTTGCTCATGTCATTAAGAATGAGACGATTCCTCACATCTCCTTCCTTGCCAGCGGCAAGCATTTGCGACAAGCCCTTAATCTTATGAACGAAAATATCAAATTCGCTCATTAGCGTGGCAGTGGAATGCAGGCCAGTCCAGTAATGCTTAAAGCTGTCGTAAACAGTTTGCAGACTGCTCATTCCCCATCCATAGTTCCTTTGGCGAATGCGATAAGGAAGCCAGTCTCCATCGAAACGCAAAATGCGATCTTTGTGAATGCGAACCAATTGTGGCTTATTGATTAAATCACCGGAGATGATCTGATAATATGTTGCTTTGGAATAGTCATATAAATTTTCTTCATTAATAACAGGAGCAATCTGCCACCTGTCCAATACTTCCATTCCTTCAATCGAACGAATATTGCTTTTGTTGACTGGTTGATCTGCCCTTCGTCCATCATCGATATAAAGCAAAATCACGCTGCCGCCATAAAGCCTGGAGTTTTTCGACGCCAGCATGAAATTCTCAAGGATATAAAGATCCTCAACCGTCTGTTCAATACCCGCAACTTCCTCAGCAGCAGCGCCTTCTCCGCCAAACAACACTTTAAAACCACGTCGTGTTGCTTGTTCTGCATAAATGTCAACAATGCGACGCGGCAGCCATTCGCCATAAAGCCCTTCAAGTTCTTCCTGCGTCAGGAAAATAATAGGCTCAGTCTGAGTGGAGAGACTTTTATCTCGTCCACTAACCCCCATGCCAGTAAAGACATTGCTAAGCCCATCATTTCGTACA